AAATAAGAAAGTTAGTTCTAGATAAAGGCGTAGATGCATTTAAAGATGGTGGTCCTGTTAGTATAGATAATATGTTAGCTAACTTATGAACCTAGCTCACCTCTCTGATCAAGAGATTAAAGAAACCTTAGTTCTGAAAGAACGTCTAGAGCTGTTAAAGAAACAAAATGGTTGCCAAGAAACATTCTTAGACTTTATTGATCACATGTGGCCAGAGTTTATTTGTGGCCGTCATCATAAGATATTTGCAGAAAAGCTAGAAGATGTTGCTAATGGTAAATGCAATAGGCTTATCATCAACATGCCGCCAAGACATACAAAGTCTGAGTTCTGTTCTACCTACTTTCCTGCTTGGATTATGGGCAAACAGCCAAAGCGTAAGATTATGCAAACAACTCACACAGGGGAGCTAGCTGTAAGGTTCGGTCGTAAAGTGCGTAATATGATGGATACTGAGGAATACAAACAGATATTCCCAAAAGCACAATTACAAGCAGACTCTAAGTCAGCAGGACGTTGGGAGACTGACAAAGGTGGTGAGTACTTTGCCGCAGGTGTAGGAGGAGCGATTACGGGACGTGGTGCGGATCTATTGATTATTGATGATCCTCATTCAGAGCAAGACGCTCTTAGCCCTACTGCTATGGAGGCGTGTTGGGAATGGTACACTTCTGGACCTAGACAGCGTTTGCAACCAGGTGGAGCTATCATACTGGTAATGACTCGTTGGAGTTCTATAGATCTAACCGCAAAGTTATTAGATTCCCAGAAAGAGTCATCCGCTGACCAATGGGAAATAGTAGAGTTTCCAGCCATATTCCCTGAAACCAACAACGCTTTATGGCCTGAGTTCTGGTCTATGGATGAACTAGAAAAGGTCAAAGCATCCTTACCAGTACAGAAATGGAATGCACAATGGATGCAGACCCCAACATCTGAAGAAGGATCTATTGTTAAAAGAGAGTGGTGGAATGCTTGGGAAAGCGAAACCTTACCTCCAGTAAGCTACATTATACAAAGCTACGATACTGCCTTTAGTAAGAAAGAAAACGCAGACTACTCTGCTATCTCAACGTGGGGTGTTTTTAGACCTACACCAGACTCTCCTGATTGCGTTATCTTATTAGATGCGCAGAAAGATCGTTGGGATTTCCCAGAACTAAAACGTGTAGCATACGAAGAATATCAATACTGGGAACCTGATATGGTATTGATAGAAGCCAAAGCATCTGGAACACCTTTGACACACGAACTTAGGAGGTTAGGCATACCGGTAGTTAACTACTCTCCAACAAGAGGACATGACAAATCTACTAGAATGCATTCAGTTGCACCTATCTTTGAGTCTGGTTTGGTATATGCACCTGAAAAGAAATTTGCAGAGGAAATGATAGAAGAGTGCGCTTCTTTTCCTTTTGGAAAAAATGATGACCTATGTGATACTATGACGCAAGCTTTGATGAGATTTAGGGAGGGTGGTTTAGTTTCCCTTGATGATGATTACTCAGACAAAGAGAAAGCACCAGTAAGGAGAGTATACTACTAGGATTATGGCAATAGAAAAAGATATAAACCCAACAGTACTAAATAAAGAAAACCGAGTACCGCTTGGTCAAGAAGATATGCAAATTGCTATAGAGGCAATTAGAGAAAGAGGTACTGAAGGTTTTGAAATGCAAGAAGATGGTAGCGCTATTCTTGGAGAATCAATGGGTGAAGAGATTGAAACAGATTTTGACAGCAACTTAGCTGAAGTTTTAGATCCTCAAGAGCTAAGAAATATTGCTAATGAATTAATTGCAGGAATAGAAAAAGACAAATCCTCCAGAGAAGATTGGGAAAAAACATATAAAGACGGTTTAGAGTATCTTGGTATGCGCTTTGACGCAGAAAGATCTGAACCGTTTGTAGGCGCAAGTGGTGTTATTCACCCTCTATTAGGTGAAGCCGTAACAACCTTCCAAGCGCAAGCTTATAAGGAACTGTTACCGTCTGGTGGTCCAGTTAAAACTCAAGTCATAGGTGCCTATGATTCTCTAGTAGAAGAACAAGCACAAAGAGTAAAAGAGTTTATGAACTATCAAATTACTCATGTGATGGAAGAGTTTGATGAAGAGTTAGATCAAATGCTTTTTTATCTTCCTTTAGCAGGATCTGCTTTTAAGAAAGTCTATTATGATGAAGCTTTGGGTAGGGCTGTATCTAAGTTTATTGCACCTGAAGATCTAATAGTTCCTTACTACACGACTGATCTTGAATCATGTCCAAGAATTACGAATGTAATTAAAATAGCTGAGAATGAAGTAAGAAAGCTACAATCTTTAGGATTCTATAAAAAAGTAGATATAAGTTCTAGTGATAGTACTGATGAGTACAGCGGTGTTAAAGAAGAAATAGACAAGCTTTCTGGTATGGAACCTTCATATGATGATGGCGAAGTATCGCTTCTATACGAAGTACATTGCAATCTTGAACTAGAAGGCTTTGAAGATATAGATGAAGAAGGTGAGCCAACAGGAATCAAACTACCTTATATTGTTACTATAGATGCTGGATCAAGCGACATCCTTTCTGTCAGAAGAAACTACAAAGAAGATGATGAGTTAAAAAACAAAATAGAATACTTTGTACATTTTAAGTTTTTGCCAGGTCTAGGATTCTACGGCTTTGGATTAACTCATATGATTGGTGGTTTATCAAAGGCATCAACTTCAATTATGAGACAGTTAATTGATGCTGGAACTCTAGCTAACTTACCTGCTGGTTTTAAGACCAGAGGCATTAGAATTAGAGATGAAGATACTCCTATACAGCCAGGTGAGTTTAGAGACGTAGATGCCCCTGGTGGATCTCTAAGAGATTCAATACAACCGTTACCTTTTAAAGAGCCAAGTGGAACCTTGCTACAGTTACTAAACATACTGGTTAACTCAGGACAAAAGTTTGCATCTATAGCTGAAATAAATACAGGACAAGGTAATCCAAACGCACCTGTAGGTACAACGCTTGCGTTACTAGAAAGATCTACAAAAGTATTGTCTGCTATTCACAAACGCTTACATAATTCACAAAAGAAAGAATTTAAAATACTATCAAAGGTATTTAAAGAATACCTACCGCAAGAATATCCATACGCTGTAGCTAATAATGAAACAACTATTAAGCTGTCTGATTTTGATGAAAGGGTAGATATATTCCCAATATCTAATCCTGATATATTTAGTCAATCTCAAAGAATAGCTATGGCCCAAGAGATGATGCAATTAGTACAATCTAATCCACAAGTACATGGACCTAACGGTACTTATGAAGCTTACAAAAGAATGTATGCTGCAATAGGTGTAGATAACGTAGAACAAATATTAACACCTCCACCTCCTACAGATCCTCTTCCAATAGAAGCTGGGTTTGAAAACAATCAATTGTTATTAGGACAACAAGCTCAAGCGTTTCCACAACAGAACCATGATGCTCATATTGCAATCCATATGGCTTTGTTAAACACACCTCCGGTACAAATGAACGCTCAAGTACAAGCTTTGATACATTCTCATATCATGCAACATTTACAGATGAAAGCTGACATATTGGGTGAACAACAAATGCCACCAGAAGTTATGCAACAGTTCCAACAACTGCAACAACAAGCTCAACAATCTTCACCTGAAGAGGCACAAAACTTATCTTTGCAGGCAGGAGACATATTGGCACAATTCTCAGCACCAATACTCGCTGAATTATTAACTGAATATAATCAAAAGGTTGCATCACCTCAGGATGAAGATCCATTAGTTGCAATTAGAAAACAAGAACTTGCTTTGAAAGGACAAGAACTTTCTATAGAACAACAACAGTTCTTAGCCGCTGAACAAAGAAAAGCTCAAGAATCTCAACAAAGAATTAATGTTGATAGAGAAAGAATTGATGCACAAGAAGATATTGCAGATCTAAGAGATGAAACCGCTAGGGCTAGGTTAGAACAGCAAGCAAGGTTTAAACTTATGGAACAAGCAAACAAACAACAGTAGTGCCTAAAACTTTTGACATAAATAAATTTCAAGGTGTAAAGAAAAAAACTTCTATAGGTAACAGTCCTCTAAGCAGAGGAGCAGGTACTAATAAAAGAAAAACTAAAAAAAAGTACCGAGGACAAGGTAAATAAAAACTTGCAAATAATTTAGTTGTACTGAATAATTAAAACCATGATAAAACGAACTGATATCAAACAACAGAAAACTCCTACTGTAACGGTTAATAAAGCTAGTTATAGTAATAAAGGTTCTGCACCTCTTAAAACAGATGCAGGAACTTTTGATGCCAATACAACACCTAAACCTGGAATGGGTAAAGGTAAAGCTAGAGGTATGGGTGCTGCTGAATTCGGCGGTAAGTTTTCTGGTATTTATTAAGTGTCTGTAGTTTGGATAAGCCAAAAGTTTTTAAAAGAAATTGAGGCCCAAAAGGAAAGCGTAAAAGATGTAGTCTTAGCTGGCACTAAAGATTTTGCTCAATATCAGTATTTGTGTGGACGTTACAGTTCTCTCGTTGACACAGAAAATTCATTTAGAGAACTGCTAGGAAAAATACAAGAAGATGTCGAAGATACAAGTACCTAAACATGTTGCAGAAGCAATAGAAAAAGAAAACACTCCAAAAACAGAAACTCCAGAAATAAAAGAAACCCCACCAGTTGAAGAAATTGTTCCTTATGTAGAACAGACAGCTAGGGTTTTAGATCCAACTCTCCTTGATAAATCAATATTAGAAAGAATGCCCCAGCCTAGCGGTTGGAGGATGCTTATTCTTCCTTATAAAGGAAAAGCAGTAACAGAAGGTGGAATACACCTAGTACAGTCACAGGTTGATAGAGAATCTTTAGCAACCGTTGTGGGTTATGTCGTTAAAATGGGTCCTGATTGCTATAAAGACTCCAGTAAGTTTACTGAAGCCTGGTGTCAGGAAAAACAATGGGTATTGATCGGCAGGTATGCTGGCGCTCGTTTTAGACTTGGAGATGAATCTGAATGCAGAATCATTAACGATGATGAAGTGATAGCTACCATATTAGATCCTGATGATATCCTTGCAGTATAAGGAGAAAAAATGAATGAAGAAGCAAAACAAGAAGAGCTAGTAGATGAGGGTGAGGTCGTTGAAGTAGATCTACCTGAAGAAAAACCTAGCGGTAAAATAGCAGACCTTGCTACAACAGAAGAAACTGATGAAGAGGCTGAACAAGCTATTGAAAATGTTTCTGGAGAGCCGGAAGAAAAATCTGCTGAAGAGTTAGAAGACTATTCTGAAAAGGTTAAGAAAAGGATTGGCAACCTTACTCGCAAACTAAGAGAGGCCGAAAGAGGTCAAGAGTCTGCCTATGAGTATGCAAAAAGAGTTGCAGAAGAAAACCAACATTTAAAAACTAGATCTACTTCTTTAGATAAATCATATCTACAAGAAGCAGAAAGCAGACTTAAATCTCAAAAAGCACAAGCACTAGCGGCATTAAAGAATGCTCATGAAGTTGCAGACTATGACAAAGTTGCAAAAGCTCAAGAGGTCTTATCTAAGATTGCAATAGAAGAAAACAAAGTATCTGTTTCACAAAATCAATTAGAGTACCAAGTAGAAGAGCAAACTAATTATCAAAATTACGTTCCTACTCAACCTGTACGAAATCAAGTGCAACAAAATAATGCGCCAGAGTTAGTTGGAAGAGATAAGGAATGGGTTGATAGCAATGAATGGTTTGGTCAGGATGAAGTAATGACTATGGGAGCTATGGCAATTAACAATCAATTAGTAGATGAAGGATTTGACGAAGGTTCGGCAGAGTACTATAGTGAGGTTGATAAGAGGATTCGTAATGAATTCCCACAGAAGTTTAATGATTCTTCTGTTAAATCTAAGCCTCAACAAAAAGTGGCTTCAGCAGGTAGAGTAGCTGGTAATACTGGCTCAAATAAAAGACAAGTTAAATTGTCTCCGTCTGAGGTTGAAATGGCTAAAAGATTAAACGTACCCTTAGGTGAGTACGCTAAATACGTTAAAAGGTAAAACTATGACAGAAGAAAATAAAGATTTAAACAGAACCGAGCGTTCTGCCGACACACGAGCCAAAAAAGTTGCTCGCAAACCATGGAGTCCACCATCAATGTTGGAAACTCCTCCTGCACCTGAAGGTTATACCTACAGGTGGATCAGAGCTGAAATCGCAGGTAGCGAAGACAGAAAAAATGTAACTTCTAGGATGAGAGAAGGTTTCGACCTTGTTAGGGCCGAGGAGTTAGATGGATTTGAACTTCCTACTTTAGATGACGGTAAACATGCAGGAGTAGTATCAGTTGGCGGTTTGCTGCTGGCTAAGATTCCTAATGAAACGCGCGAAGAAAGAAACTCCTACTTTGAAGGTCGTGCGCTTACACAGCAAGATGCTGTAGACAATGATCTTTTAAGGGAATCAGATCCAAACTCTCCAATCTTGAACCCGGAGAGGTCAAGCAAAGTAACTTTTGGCGGTGGTCAACGTAGTTGATCATCATTTTTTTTAATTTTAAATAATATAGGTAACTTATTATGGCTAACAAAAATGCCCCATTTGGAGCAAGACTTGTAGGAAAATTAGGTTCTGGAATCGCTAATGGCGGAATGACAGAGTATAAAATTGCTACAGGAGCTTCAGGGAATATTTTTTCAGGCGATTTGGTAAAAATGACTAGTGCAGGTACTATCTTAGTTTCTGCTGCTGGTGATGAATCTATTGGAATTTTTAGAGGTTGTTCTTTTACAAACTCTTCAGGTGATACTATTTTTAGTTCACATTTTCCTGATGGAACCGTATCGGCTGATATTGTAGCGTTCGTAGAAGATGACCCTAATGCTGTATTTGAAATTCAGAGTGCCGGTTCTCCAGCGCAAACTGATGTGGGCTTAAATGCAGATATTTCTTACACCGCAGGATCTACCAAAACTGGTATGTCAGCAGTAGAATTATCTGGAACAACAGCCGCAACAACTGCGACTTTTAGAATCATGGGCTTTTCCTCTGATCCAGACAACAGCACAACAGGTTCAGCTAATGTGAATGTTATTGTGAAGTTTAATGAGCATTTCTATGTCGATCCTACAGGAGTTTAATCATGGCAATAAATAGGTCGCAATTAGCGAAAGAACTAGAGCCTGGCTTAAACGCCTTGTTCGGTATGGAATATGCGCGGTACGAAGCAGAACATGCAGAAATATATGATACAGAGAGTTCTGATAGAGCGTTTGAAGAAGAAACTTTAATCGTTGGGTTCGGTAATGCTGAAGTAAAATCAGAAGGTAGCGGAGTCAGATTTGACAATGCTAACGAAGGTTATACTTCTCGTTATACCCACGAGACGGTTGCTTTAGCATTCGCACTAACAGAAGAAGCTGTTGAAGATAATTTGTATGATCGTCTTGGTGCTAGATACACTAAAGCACTAGCGAGATCTATGGCTAATACTAAGCAAATCAAAGCTGCGTCTGTATTGAACAATGCGTTCTCTACAACTGGCGGTGATGGCAAAGTATTAATCGCTACAGATCACCCGTTAGGCGGCGGTGGCTCACTAGCAAATAGAGCTACAACTATGGCGGATCTTAATGAAACTTCTCTTGAAGATGCATTAATTAATATCTCTACATTTACTGATGATAGAGGTCTTAATATTGCACTAAGAGGAATGAAATTAATTGTTCCACCTCAGTTGCAGTTTGTTGCTGACAGACTCTTACAAACCCCAGGGAGAGTAGGAACATCTGACAATGACATTAACTCTATTAGAAATCAGGGAATGATTCCTGATGGCTATGTTGTAAATCATTATCTAACAGATACAGATGCTTTCTTTTTGAAAACAGACTGTCCTGATGGATTTAAGTATTTTGAAAGATCTCCTATGCAAACTGCATTAGAAGGTGATTTCGATACTGGAAACATGAGATACAAAGCTAGAGAGAGATATTCATTCGGATATTCAAACTTTAGAGCCGTTTACGGTTCTCAAGGAGCTTAAATGAACGACTGATTGTAGCGTTTATTACTCAACTACAATTATTGGGGGCCTTATGGCCCCCTTTTCTTTTTATAAGTGTTAAAGTACAATCAAATAACTAGGAATTATTAACTTGTTCTATTAACTGACCTAGCAGACAAGCCAAGATAGTAGAACTTATTTCCTTAGGAGGAAATTATGGCAAATTCGACATTTAGCGGACCAGTTAGGTCCGAAGGCAATTTTGATCTAGTCAGTAAAGATTCAACATCTGGATTAGTATCAAATAGAACCATATCAGATGGTGTTCAAGATTCTAGAAGATATTATCTAAAAGAATGGTGGGACTTACTTCCAAAATTACAAACCTTTTTAATAGGTTCAGCTACCAAAGACTTTGGATCTATAGCTGATGGTAATGAAGAAGAACAAGATATAACTGTAACTGGAGCAGCACTAGGTGATTTTGTAGTAGCTTCTTTAGGTGTAGATACGGTTGGTCTTACTCTTACAGCAGATGTGACAGCAGCAAATACTGTTACTGTTGTATTAGGTAACTTTACTGGTGGTGCTGTTGATTTAGCTTCAGCAACTTTAACAGTTAAAGTATTTCCTAAATTACAAAACTTAGTAAGTGGCGGTAATCAAAACTTTGAAGTTTTAGGAACTAATATGACTTCTGCGTTATCTACTAGAAATGCAACAAGTGCTGGTATTGTTATGACTACAGCAGGTGCTGATCAAGACCAAGCTATCGTAACACCACATTTAGCAAATCCCGTTGCGTGGTCAGATACACTATGGGGTACTGAAAACTCAGTATCTTGGGAATGTTCAATTAGCTTACCAGCTATTGATAACCAAAAAGTGTGGGCCGGTCTAAAGCTTACTAACGATCAGTTAATTGCTACAGATGCTAACCAGGCATATTTTAAATTCCAAACAGATGCTACTAACTCAGAAGCATTTACAGACTTTACAGTTTGGCATTTTGTACATTCAATTGGTGGAACAGACTTTATTACTGCATTACCAATTACCGTAGCGGCTGATACTATTTATCATCTTAAAATAGAGATTGATTCAAGCAGACAAGCAACAATCTTTGTTAACGGTGTTCAATATAATGTTGCAAATACGGCAGGGTCTACTGGCGGTACAACAGCTACAGCCTTACAACCGGATACTGCTGTAACTAAAACTGCTGCTTTAACTAATGATGTAGATTTCATACCTTATATAGGTATTGAGGCTGGTGCTGGAGCTGCTGAAGCTTTACACGTTCATTACGAATGCATAAGTAGAACAATTAACGAATAGGAGTAAATTATGGCAGGTCGTATGACAGGCTCAGATGTCCAAGGTAAGTTTATTACCGCAGACACTCAAGCCTTAGACGCTGATGGAATATCAACAGCAGCAGCCGTAGGAAATAACGCAGCACTTACTATAGGTGGTGCGTTAGCTGACGGTGGTGCTTGTGCATTTGATTCAGGTAGAATAGTAACTATTCTTTCTGCCGGTAATGATTCTAGTAAATCATTTAGTGTAGTTGGTACTGATGTTAATGGTGATTCCCAAACAGAATCAATAACAGGCGCAAACGCTGGAACTGCTACCGGATCTAAACACTTTAAAACAATTGTTAGTATTACAGCAGTTGGTAATCCAGCAGGTAATGTATCGGCAGGAATTAACAATAATGCTGCTGATGTTGTTTTTGCAGGAAGATCTAGATTACAAGGATTAAACTTAGTATGTTCTGGTACCGCTGGAAATATTGATTTTTTAACAACATCTTCAACAGGTACAAGTCTATTTAAACTTGGATCTGTAGCTTCAGCTACAACAACTAGAGATATTACTATCCCTGATAACGGTTTATTGTTTACTGATGGTATTTATATTCAGTACACACAAAGCACTTTTGGGACTATGACAGCTTTCTTTGCATAAAGATGGCAGAATACAAAGGCAAAACAGTAACTCTTAACCGACCAAGGGCTATCTCACAAGGTAGCCCTGGTTATGGTAAGAAACGCAAAGAGGTCTTTGTTAAAGGATGTAGTACCGAAAGTTCTAGAGTTAAACGTATAACTTTTGGTGATGCCAAACTTGGTATGCACAAAGATAGTAAAGCAAGAAAGAAATCTTATTGCGCTAGAAGTGGTGGAATGGGTGGTACTACAGATAGATGTAGTGCTAATTATTGGGCTAGAAAAGACTGGGATTGTTAATGGCTAAAAAAGAACCCAAAAGAGATGCTTGTTACAAATATGTAAGTGAAAAAATGCCTGAGAATTCTGCATACAGATCTGGGCATATGGTCAAATGTAGAAACGCTGGCGGCCCTAGTAATTACCGTATGGGTAGCGACAGGCAAAAAAAATCTGGCGGAGGCCCTGTTACAATACGCGGACAAGGTGCTGTTATGACTAATAGATTAAGGTAATGGCTAAGAAAGAAACACTTAAAGATTGGTTTTCTAAAAATGACGGTAAAGGTTGGATTGATTGCAAAACAGGCAAGCCTTGCGGTAGAAAATCTAAAACAAACACTAAAAGACCTTATCCTGCGTGTAGACCTACAAAAGCAGAATGCACGTCAGCAGCTAAAAAGAAAACAGGACCAAAGGCAATTAGTTGGAAGGATGGCAGAAAAAAAGCAGCAACTGGTGGACCAATTACAAGCAGAGGCCAGGGAATTGTAATGGCCGCTAGATTAAGATAAGGTGATATTATGACTAAATTAAAAAACCCAGAAAAAGCTGATTTGAATAAAGATGGCAAAGTTGATTCTTATGAAGAAAACAGAGGTATGGCTATCGAAAAATCTATGAGGAAACAGAATCGTGTTAAACTTGCAGGAGGTGGTTTTATAGCTAAAGGTTGTGGAGCCGTTATGAATGATAAAAGGAAAGTCACAACAATTTCTTAGGAGTATTATATGAAAGGTAGTAAAAAGCTTAGACACCAACTTAATTCAAAGCCAGCTAAAAAAGCTCCGGCTAAGAAAAAACCCGTAAAAAAAGGTAAAAAATAATGGCTAAATATAGTTCAAAAGGCAATAAAAAAATGATGAAGTCAAAGGGTAACGCCGTTATGAAGAAATCAAAAGGCAATGCTGTAATGAAAAAATCAAAAGGCAACGCTGTGATGAAGAAATCTAAAGGTAATGCCGTGATGAAAAAATCTAAAGGTAATGCCGTAATGAAGATGTCAAAAGGTGGATCTATAATGGCAGGTAATGCCAACAGAAGAAGACAAAACATTAAATAATTAGTGGCGTATTTATATAATAATATCCCACATTTTAAATGTTGGGTAAGAAGAGAGTACACCCATAACCACGAAAAATACCACGGTGAATTTATTCATGCAATGGCAGTTGGTGTTACAACAATGCCGACTAGGTGTTTAAGTTTTCATGTAATTTTTACCGGAGAAGAATCTAATTGTGAAGATTGGGAAGAAGGCAACATACATGGGGGTGCTATGTGGGCCAGAATGCCAATTACAGGATTAGTTGCAGATACATTAGTTGAAGACTTTGCAAAACCTATGTCAGTTCATGATGCACAACCTTGGGATTGTTCTTCACATAACAATGCAGTATATGTAATAGATAGAGCCACACCTTGCCCTTGGCTTGCCAAGATAGACGGTAAAATATTTCCAGCCAAATACATGTTTACGGTTGATTACGCAGAAAACGAAATAGCAGACGATCCTGCACAACATAAAAGTAGTCATGTTTTAGAGTTGTTAGATGCTGGTGAATGGACCGGTAATATTGTAGCTTTGCCTAATAACAGGGTTAGAGTTACACATCCAGCCTGGTTTGTTACAGGAGAAGGAGCGCCTGATTTCAGACCATCTCAACATATACATTATTCTAAATCTGATTTAGACTACACTTTAGATGTAAATAGGGTATTTGATAATCTATATGCGGAGGATGAATAATGACTGAACTATCAATTCAACAAAAAAGAAAACTTGTTAAGGAGTTAAAAGGCGCTTCAAGGCTTCACTTGAAACAAGCAAAGCAAATAGAAAGATCTCTTAAAAACACTAAAAAGAAAAAATAATGGCAACCTCAAGCAGCACAGACTTTGAACCTAATGTAGCTGAGTTTATAGAAGAAGCATTTGAGAGATGTGGATTAGAACTTAGAACTGGTTATGATTTAAAAACTGCCAAGAGATCTATAAACTTAATGTTGGCTGAATGGGCTAATAGAGGGTTAAATCAATGGACAATATCTCAAGCTACTCAAACGGTTACTCAAGGAACTACGGACTACACTTTAAACGCTAATATAATAGACATATTAGATGTGGTTGTGAGGAGAACGGTTAATAGTACCCAAACCGATATTTCTATTAGCAGAATAGGTAGATCTGAATACCTAAATATTCCTAACAAAACTACACAAGCAAGACCTTCTCAATATTTTCTTGATAAGACAATTGCTCCTGTTTTAAAAGTATGGCCAGCACCAGAAAACTCTACTGATATTTTAGTATTTAACAAAATTGTTAGAATGGATGATGCTGATAAAGCTACTAATACTATGGATATGCCTTTTAGGTTTTATCCTTGTTTTGTTGCAGGTTTAGCGTATTACCTATCACTTAAAAAATCCCCACAACTTACTCCACAATTAAAAGCTTTATATGAAGAGGAATTTAGAAGAGCTGCTGACCAAGACGAAGACAGAGCTTCTTTTAGAATTAGACCTAATCTAAGGATGAACTAATATGGCTTACGCGCTTGGTAAATTCGCTAAAGGTTTATGTGACCGTTGTGCTTTTGAATACAAACTTCATGAATTAAAAGAAGAATGGAATGGTCTAAAGGTTTGTTCTACGTGCTATGAGCCAAAACATCCACAACTAGAGCCTATAACCGTTAAAGCAGATCCTGAAGCTTTATATAAACCAAGACCAAATAATGACCTAGAGGTTGGAGAAGGCTTTGTTGTTGTTACTAGCTCTAGTATATTTCAAAATGACTTTATGAACCCTTCTACTTTGCCTACAAATTTTACCGTAGAGAAAGTGACAGGATCTTTAGGTGAAGTTACAATTACTACATCATGACGTTAACTGAATTAAAAACTCTAATACAAAACTACGTAGAAAACGAAGAAACAACTTTTGTATCTACATTAAATGATTTTATTATTAATGCTGAAGATAGGATCTTTGAATTAATACAATTAGATTATTTTAGAAAAAATGTTACTGGTAATCTTACGGCTGGAAATACATATCTAACCGCTCCCTCTGACTTCCTATCAAGTTTTTCTTTGGCCGTTATAGATAGTAATGACGATTATCATTATTTAGACAAAAAACACACTACATTTATGCGTGAATACTCTAATGATGCAGCAGCTACTTCAGAAAGAGGTAGACCTTTGTATTATGGAGATTTTGATAAAGAACTATCTACTGGAACTGACAACGGATCTACTTTAATAGTTTCTCCGGTCCCAGATACAAATTATTCTGTTGAATTGCATTATTTATATAAGCCAACAAGTTTAACTTCATCAACTACTGGTACCTGGATCTCACAAAATGCTAGGAATGCTCTGCTTTATGGATCTTTAATAGAAGCGTATACATTTATGAAAGGTGATGCAGATTTAATGCAGACATACGAACAAAGATTTAATTTAGAAGTTTTAAGATTAAAAAATCAAGCAGAGGCTAGAGGAAGAAGAGACGAATATCGTTATGATTCTTTACGAACTTCTGTTTCGTAAAATAAGGAGAGTACATGAAAAAGATTAAAAGTCTTAAGGGCAAGACTATTGCTATTGTGGGTTTAGGAAAAAGTTGGTTTGATTACAACCTGGCAAAATCACATGGGGTTCATTTTGATGAAGTATGGGCTATTAACGGAGTTGGATCTGTTATTTATCACGATAGAGTTTTTATGATGGATCCACCATCTAGGTTTTTAGATACTGAAGATGCAGGCGGTCAAACCGATAGTATGGCTAAACTTTTAAAAGAACATGAAGGCCCAATATATACTTGTGAATTAGACGATCGTTGTCCTGGTTTGGTTGAATACCCAATCAAAGAAGTAATAGAGGACACTAATTGTTATTATTTAAACAATACGGTTGCCTATGCTATTGCTTTTGCATATTGGAACGAAGTATCAAATATTAAATTGTTTGGAATAGATTTTAGTTATAAAGGTAATTTGCATTTTGCAGAGGCAGGAAGAGGTTGTGTTGAGTTTTGGTTATCTAAATGTATAGAAAAAAATATACAAGTAGAAGTAGCATCTTCTAGCGGATTACTAGATACAGATGTACCAGCAGAACAAAAACTATACGGATATCATAGGCTTGCAGATCCTTTAATTGTTATACAGGGTGAAGACACTTTAAAAGTATCTAGGATTAGTGAATTTAAAATAACTAAAAAATATCAACAACCTAC